AACGGAGCGACAATGCTGGTGCTGCCATGAATAATGAACAGCGTATCGCAGTAGTTAGGATCACCCCAACCGCTACCAGGATATCCGTCAGTGAACATCACAAAACGCTGTGGTTCAATGCCTTCATCTTCCATGAACTGCCAATTTGCTTCAAACAGCGTACCACCACCACCTTGTGGTTCGTACTCCATGATTTCATCCAAGTTGTCGTGACCGAACACCTTGATGTTGTAACATTGAGTATCAAATGTCCACAGCGTAAGCTTGAAGTCTTTGAAGGTTTCCATAATACCCTTCACTTCGCCCAAGATTTCCATCAACATTTCTTTCGTCATAGAACCAGAAGTATCAATTGCAACTGCAATGTCAACCGTGTTCATGTTGGTCATACCTGGCAAAAACACACCAGCGGACCAGCTACGACGATTAATCTTCTGGAACGTGAAGTCATCCTTCAACGCGCTCTGGATATGCGTATCCAACAGTGCACGCCAGTCCATCTTTGGCTGCGTGAAAGCATCGATCAACCGCTTAACGCCGTTAGGTGTCTTATCGGCACCTGCCGCTTGAGCAGCTTGAATCGTTGCTGCGCGAATTTCATTGCGGATGTTTGCAAGGTCTTCTTCCGTCAAATTCGGCGGACCATCCTTACCCATAACGCGCACTTCAACACCACCACTACCATCACCGTCGCCTGGGTCACCACTACCCATGCCTGCTTCCAAGTGCTCATCAAGCGGCATCTTGACAACAGTACTGTTCTTCATCAGGTCGTCGTACACTTCTTCAGACGTCATTTCATCTGTGTACTTGTCATCGTACAAACCACCCGGAGGCATTTGTCCAATTTCTTCCTTAACAAGCGTGTAGTTGACAATGTAGTCAGCAGCCATGTTATGGACTTTCGCATCACGGCCTTGACGTCGACCCATGTGATCGTACACAACGTGAAGTACTTCATGTCCAATCAAAAAACGCAGCTGAGCAGGTGTCAGGCCTTTAATGAATTCACGGTTGTAATAGAAGTGACGACCCTCTGTGGCAGCGGTTTTACACCAGCTACTTGCATCTACCAGTGTCAATCGCGTTGCGAGCGTACCGAAAAACGGTTTCTCAAGCAGCAGGTTAACCCGCGCCGCAACGATTGCTTTGACTACTGGATCGTCGAGATTTGTTGCCATTGTTTTTAGAATTCCTTGTGAGCTGTTTCAACCATTATAGCATGATATGGCAAACTTACTAGAACAAACTGGTCGCACAAAAAATGGGTGGGGCGAACCCCACCCCCGTGCAACCGCCCGCACTTAGTTAACCATAATCAGCGACTTGTAACGGTCAGCAAAACGCTCAAAGTTCTTCATCGCCTTAGCATCGAACGACAGTTTGTATGTCGACAATGCAGTTTTCGCACCCATCACGCAAATTTCGGGCTGGAAGTTGTCAAGCATGAATCCCAGGAAGTTGTCAGCTTGCACCATCCAAGCCTTCTTTTCTTCCGGCTTCTTGCCGTTCTTCACAAACTTTTCCCAACCTGCGTGAAGTTCGTAGCACAGTGCCGTCGTCAGTGCGTAGCACAGCGAGACTTCAACGCGCTTCAGTTCAGTTACGGTACCGTTCAAAATACCACGCGGATCAGGCAGATCCGCAGCGTTCTTGCGGTATTCCATGAACTGCACCGACACGCCATCACCAACTGCACCAGCAACGAGGCCAGTCATCACGTATTCCGGCAGATCAGGATCATCAGCAAGGATCTTGCTAACAAATTCCCATGAACGCGGTGTCGAGAAACCACGCGAAGCAGACAGCGGGTCAAATTGGAACAGCAAGTGCTTAAATGCAGTAAGGAAACCAACCACGTCCTTGCTGTACTTAGCCTTCAATGCAACTTCTTGCCAGTCGTCGAAGTTGTGCGTCATTTCAACGTGGACGAATCGGTTTGCAAGCGGAGTCGGCATACGGAACGTAACACCCTTGTCCGTTTCACGGTTACCTGCTGCAATGATCATGCAACCTTCAGGCACTTCGTATTCACCAAGCTTACGATCCAGCACCAACTGATACGCCGCAGCTTGCACGCTTGGCGGCGCACTGTTAAACTCGTCCAGCAAAATAATGACGCGAGCCTTCGGATCGTGAGGCAATACCAGCGGGGCAGACCACTTCATGCCCTTAGTTACGACACCGTTTGCATCTGTTTCTTCAGCCGGGTAAGGAATACCACGGATGTCAGTCGGATCCATCTGCGACAAACGGATGTCAACAAACCCCATTCCCAGCTCTGTTGCCATAGCCTTGATAACTGCTGACTTGCCGATGCCCGGCGGGCCCCACAAGAACATTGACACTTGCTTATTGGCCAGGTGTCGAACTACCGATGATACTTGCTTGGGGGACAGCGTCAGACTTTGGATATCAGGTGCCGACTTTTTGTTTGTAGCCATTCTTGTGAAGCTCCTTCGTGTTTGGGCGGTTGTTATACTGCTTGACTGTTTTACTGCGCGTTTTCTGTTATTTGCTACAGTATCGCTACTTTAATGTTTGCTTGCCAGTACGTCAAGCGTTTTTTAAAGCATCATTTACGTTGTGGCTATACAACAAAACAAACATTTCGGGAATATCAACTACTTAGAGATCAGGCAGGATACTGGTCTTATCGAATTGCAGCCTGAATCTGGTCTCTATCAAAGTATCAATTTTACCGTCCGCCAATTTTAGCATCATTGCCAGTTCACTGTCAAACGTTGTAAAGACTTTTTCACCGAGAGCCATAGTATTGGCATTTTGAAGGTGGTAGGGGAATTTGGAAACTCGTTCCAAATATAGAAGATGTGGGAGTTTGATACGGTACGCTTCGCCAAGATTGACGTGGTACGCTTGGATGTGACACTTCATTAACTGAAGTCCTTCATCAGAAAGACGAAGACCCTTGACTGAATCAAGGGTCCCGCGGTAACTAACAAAGATAAGCTTGCAAATTTCCTGCGTCGTCTTTCCGTCAATGATACTTTTTAACGGATTTCCGGACGCATTGAATTGTGCAACCAATAATTCAGCTATTTTGATCTGAATCGTCATCTATTGCTTCTGGATCGATCTCGTTAACGAGTTCACCGGCAGTTAGCTTGAATACAGCAAAGTTGTCGGTTTTGAATAACTTGTTGAGCTTCTCAGCCAAGTTAAAAGCATGTCCAGGGTTACTGAACGATACCTTCTTGTACTTGGGTCCTGGGTAATTCACCAAGCTATTGAGTGAGCGAAGATTGATTGGACGGCCTTCGTAGAAAACAGCGAAGATTGCGTCGGCAGCCAAAATCTGCTCACTTTTGTATGTCTTATTGTCAGTGTGGTTCAACAGCACTGAAGGCTTAGGACGGCTCATAATGCACCTATAAAGCAAAATTTCATGTACTAGTATTTATGCGAAGGTGCTGATTAGCATAACACTCACTATAAGCCAAATGAACCGTCCACCCTGGTTGTCAATGAAAAAGAACCCCAATCACTTTCATGACCGGGGTTCCCGAATTTGTTACAGCTAAATGACAATTGCTTGTCAAGTGGTCTATTTTGACCTGATTATTTTTAAGTATATCAACGGGGAAAGTTTGTACCTCACCCCAAAACCAATTCTATAGTAGATTGGCTGAAATGCAATTAAAAGTCTGCGTCAAAGCTGCCAGCTTGCTGACGAGCCGCGATATCACTTTTAATCAGTTCGTGGTATCCACCAATACGTTCATTGTCCACAAAAATCTGTGGTACTGATCGAACACCTGATCCACACTTGGCGTAAAACGCCTTACGTGCTTCTTCATCATCAAGATTGATTTCGTTATATGTGATGCCATGCTTCTTCAGGTAACTTTTGGCCTGAGTACAAAACGGGCAAATCGTTTTGCTAAAAACGGTTACTTCCATGATAATCTCCTTATTTGAACCCACCGCCGGTAAGCGTCGTTGGTAGTGAGATTGTTGATAGTCGCTTTATTTCAGCAAGCAACTCATCAAATTGAGCACGTAACTGTTGATTCGATATCGAGGTTACGTGGGTTATTGCTAATAACAATTGTTGAGCTTCAGCAATACTCAGTCTCACTTCCTTACCACCAGAAGCTTGGGCGTGGGCTATTCGTTGTATGATAGTTTGTAAAACTGTCAGATCCATATTTACACTATCAGATTTGGCGATTAAGTGTAGACATGTTGTTCATCATCTCTAAGCGAGTCTTGAATGGACCAGCACTTTGATATTGCTCAACAGTCTTTAACAGAGGACAGAAGCTAGGCACCCAACGTTTGCTGAACTTGATTGTCCAAAATCCAGCCACGTGTTGTACTTGCTTGCCTCTAACATAAACGGGACGATCACCACCTTCCATTACGGCCACATTGGTATGCTTCATTGGGAATCCTTCGATATGATCAACAATATCGCCATCTTCCTTAGCTTCACTAATGTGCTCTTTTACCTTACCACCAAGGAATTCCTTGATGTCTGCCATCTTATCGAACGTTGTTTTTGCATCTGGGGTCATGTACACAAAATTGTTATCACCCTTATAGATGAAACCAACCGGTGTGCCGTTAGCATTTGCCACCCAACTATTGGCGGTAATCTTATGCAGATTAATTGACATTTTTGTTCTCTTTGATCAAATTCTCACTTAATTTCTGTCTGAAGTATTCGATATCTGCAAAAGCCTTATCGTTTTCTTTCTTGATGTGAGCAACTGTGGCACGAACTGCCTCAGGGTCTGATAGGTTTGAATTGTCAAAGCGGCGATCTTCACGATCAACTGCATACAATAAATTATCGGTAATAAATGCTGGAATTGTATCTGGAGCTTCAACTCCTTCTGCCATTTCAACTTCAGCCATAACCAAGTACAAATTGTTATTGTACTCATCATGGAAGAAGTCAACTTCCCAATTCAAGTAACCATCAGGTACCGTGATTCGAGTCTTGACAATAGTATTGCGTGCTACGGTAATCAATCGATTGTAATCAGCTTGGGACAAATCTGTTTCAATTTCAACCAAATCAGCACCAACACGAATCTTGTAAGTAAACTTTAGATTAGCGTCAGGGTATACCAGTTCACCAGTATCAGGATCTGGATATGGAAACTCATACTTGTTCACGATACTGCGAATACGGGCACCACCTAGAAGATATCCTTGCGTGATCTTATCAACTGTAGTTGTTCCCAACAATTCAAGATCAAGCATGAAGCCTACTTCGTTCTTTGGAAGCAGCACGTATTTTAATTCGTTTTCGATTGCCATGTTATCTCGCGTAAGGGGCGTTCAAATATTCAGCATGGTCTGCCGACTCTTTACTCAGATTGATCAGACCATTGCGCTCACAGAACCGCAGGAAGTGAATACCAACACCCTGCTTACGCGCCTTCTGTACTTCTTCAACGATCAACTCATCCATTAGACCCTTGATCTCATGTGGTTGTTCGGTCAAATCAATCAATGACTTGTTGAAGTGGTATGCGTCAAGTACACGAACAGTCTTTTCGTTACCGTCATCATCCTCGTCACGCCATTCTTGAAGCATTAAGTTATTCCAGTTATAGCCAAGATCATTACGATCTTCCCAAGCTGCTTCTAGCTTGGTTGCTCGTACTTTTGGATATGCTGAGAAAATTGAATCTCCAGAATCACCACGAATACACTTCAGGAATAGAGCCTTTTTCCACCATTCTGATGGAGCCGAGAATGGATCATTACGCTTTAGTGGCTTACCAATACGCAGCTTGCCATCATTCTTGAGTCCGAACTCAAGTGCTTGACCAGCCTTATCGTAAAGGCCTTCAGTAGTGATCAAAACTTCACGAACACCGTCATAGATCTTGACGTTAGGTGCCAACATCTGGATAAAGTCAGTATCGCCACTAACCAACAAATGCTCGTCGTCTGGGTGAATTTGAATAAATCGAGCAACCCAATCATCGCCCTCAATACCATCACTTTGCAGTACCGTGGTATTGGTGCGTTCGGTAAGGAACTTAATCAATTCTTCAAATGTGTCCTTGAATACTTGATCTTCTTCGGCATCTGCTGGTTTAAGACTGGCAAGTGCTCGTTGTGCTTTTCGTGCTGATTTGTATTTGGGATAAACTTCATAGCGCCAGCTATGACCTTCAAGACAGAAGACGACGTGATCTGCCTTATAATCACGCCACAATTTTCGAATTGAGCGGAACACTGCGTGAAGTGCCAGACCTGCTTTAGAGTATGCATCACCTTGAACTGCATGACGGCATCGATAAAACAAATTGGCGGTGTCAACTATCACATATTTTGTCATATTTTTGTTATTATTGGTTTTATACTATTGTAGTTTTTTAAGATATTTGATGCAATAAACTTTATGACTGCCAATCAGGAGTATTGAATGAACAGATATAGCATTTATAAATTCACCAACGAAAACAATGGAAAAGTTTATATTGGTAAAACAATACATTCACCAGAGAAGAGGAAATTACAACATTTCAAAGATGCCAAAATTGGTGCACATACGTTGTTTCATAGAGCAATCAGAAAACACGGCCAAAGCGTTTTCTCCTTTGAAGTAATTTTCAATACTTTCGACGCCACTGATTTGAATTTTTATGAAACTCAATTCATAAAAGAATATGATTGTTGTTCTTTGGATGGCCACCTTAAAGGATACAATATGACTCGAGGTGGCGACGGTATAAGTTCAGAACAATTGCGTCTTCGCAATTTAGCAAAGATGAAAGATGGTTCACACAATTTTGCAAACGGTGGTTTGGCAAAGCTTAATCAACAACGTATTAATGATGGTTCGCATCATTTTCTTGGTGAAGTGGGTTCAAATCTTCAATTATCTCGTATGACTAATGGTACACATAATTGGGCAAACGGCAATCTTTCCAAACTGCAACGAGATCGTGTAGCTAATGGCACCCACAATTTATTAAAAGGTAGTGTTGAGGTTGAACGACGTAAACAAGAAGGTGTTTATGCGTATGTTGGTCAACAGACATCTAAGGCAATACGTGAATTATTGCATAATGGAACTTCACATCTAATTCAAACAACCGAATGCCCACATTGTGGCAAACAAGGCAAAGGACCTATGATGAAACGTTGGCATTTCACTAATTGTAAATTTAAGGAAGTTTGAATTTCTTGATTTCCAAATATTCACTATGTGTTAGTTTGAAATGAGTTGCTTCGACAAGCGTGTCGAATTCAAAACACAAATGATGTTCACCATTTTCAAAATTATGAACATTCCATGGAGGGAGATCTTTTGGATCAAGAGAACACCCTTGTGGTGGTCTTATTGATAATGTACTGAAATCCGGCATTCTAGTTTCAGGGTCGTGATGATACGCATGCCAATATGATGGAATTCTAATCAATTCGGCCATGACGTATCTACGATAATATATTTTGACATTGTTTTTGTTCTTATTGTTATCGGGCGTTCTAGTAATACTAGCTCACCATAAATCTATTTTAACTGGTAGTTGCCAAACCAGCAAAATAGAAAAAGGGGCATTGCGCCCCTTTCTTAGAAATACTTTAGCTTGAAATGTAGTGCGTCAATCTCAGATTCAAACAAGAAATAGCATATCAAACATTCTTCGTCGTCAATGACTTCTTCAAAGAATTCATGGTTTGGTAGTTGCTTTCTGGTTAAGCCCGTTCCCTTTGGTGCTTTGATTCTGATATACGAGTCATCATCATTCACTTCTTCATACCATTCATATGGTATGGGCACTTTAATCAAATTTTTCGGCATGATTTACAGGTACTTCAACTTGAAATGCAGTGCTTCTAACTCATCTTTAAATAAAAACAAAGCTACAAATTGATATGGTTTAACGATGGCCCAGGTGGGCATATGATGCCAATCAAAATCACAGCCTTCTGGTGGAAGAACTGTCTTGGCAATCATTTCAAATGTTTGCGGGCAAACGTAAACTGGTAGCCAACTTTTGGGTACTTCTACCTTAATGCGTCCTTCTGGCATTGTACTCAAATAACCGTTCACATTGACTTGCATTAGCTGTAGTCTGATCGACCATTCTCTTGACGTACTTGATTGATAACTCGCCCAGAGTTGAATGGTACGCTATCAGCTTGCATATTTTCGTGAATAACAGAACGACACAGAGCTTCAAACCATTGTTTAACAATATCGTCTTCTGTTACACCATTATATCCGTGAGATTGCAATAAGGCAATCCATTGATCGTTCCAATCGAACTCAAAGAACAAACCCTCAATACCTTCCTTAGGATCAAATTGACTATCCAAAACAGTAATGTACGGTTCTTTCTTGATATTGGCAACTGCCTTCTCATAAACAGTCTTTTCAATCTTACCAACTTCAAAATCAATTTCAAGCTTTCTCAAAGCTAATTCGTCACCATCAAATTGAATCTCTGCAGATGTTATTGCGAATTCATAGTCAGTAACGTTGCCATGCTTGTGATGGACACGGAGCAATTCAGTAGCAAGTGCCTTTGGATCTCCGGCGTATTCAATCTCGACAATACGTTTATCGTATTCAAACTCGTCAGTCTTCTTATGCTTGAAATCAACTCTTGCTTTTGCAGCTGAATGATCTTTGGTACCGACTTCAAAGTCAATGTCAACTATACGACTGTCAAGTTCGTGACCATCAAAGTAGTATTCTGCTTCAGCACGGTCACGAGTCTTACCGCGCATTCCCCATGATCCAGGAAGCCAACCGAATGGAATTATCTTTTTCTTCATTTCTTTTATAATGTGGTGCAGCACTATCTAGCTTGATATCAATAATAGCAAGCGATATACCGCTGATGAGGCAAAACAAAAACAAACCACCAATAATTGCAAGAGCTAACATATCGGTATTCACTAAGTGTTATGATATGGCAATTATACAGTATCACTTCACCAATTCCAAAAAGAATGGCACCCTGAGGTGCCTAGCGAAATCCCGACTTGCTTTTACCACCATCTGATTTTAAATTCAACCGCAGTAGTACTTTCTTCGAGTCTGAAGTTGATGGCATAATACCAATTACCATCTTCATCACTAGTCAAGTAAGATTCGACTCGACGTTCTAATCGTTCGGTTAGCCATTCCTCAACCTCTGGTTTGAGTGACCACTTAACCAGCGCTACTTCAAATCCACCGGGGACGGAGTCGTATGATTTGACCAGCAAGTGTTCTGCAACTTTTATTTCTATCATAGCCAAGTTAATTTAAATTGAAGGGCAGCATTACCTTCTTCAGGAATATCGATGTACCATTTGAAATCATTACTCATCAGTGAAATATTGCAGAAATTGTCGTTGGCCCATTGGCGGAAATTGATATCGACTTCATATGACATTGGCATTCGACCATATCTAGTGTTAAAGTACAGAGCTGGCACCATTGCTTCTTTTGGAATCTCAAATCTAATCATCCCCATTTTAGTTTGAACTCTAGAGCTATGGTATCATCATCGATATACAGACCAAGGTACTGTTGTGGATGGATATAAACACCAGGATTGATACCTTTGGCTATCGCCCATTCTATTACTTCAGGAATGGCAGTATCAACACATATATAACCACCATTAATAAATTTTGTGGGACGGTGCATTGCATGATTACCAAGTTTCATAAATCTAGGTTCTGCCATATTATTTCCATACCAATACATACTCTACAGCAATGGTACTATCTTCAAATTCCAAATGATAATTATATTGCTGAGTTCCTTCATCCTTCATCCATTTTAGCTTCGGTTTCAAATCACGAGCGACCAACCAAGCTTCTTCGGGAATAGACACCATTGGTACCATATGGCCTTTATTGTCAATACCAATGGAATATTTTTTGAGTGGAATAAAATAGGTCAAAAGTCTTCGCTCCAACTGTCAACGGTATCAAGTTCCATCTGGAGTCGCATCTTAACCATAGCCAGATACTTACGAATAGTCGAACGTTCAGTCCAGATAAACTTCTCGTAAGGGGCATAGGCGTTACAGGGACAATCGATCACGTATGGCATCAAGTCGTACAAGCATTTGTAATCAACCCCGTCCACTGAACTATGCTCGACGTATTGATCTGGATATTTAATAATGCTGTCTAGGTAACTTACCCGTTCTTCGTCGGTGAGATACCTAGAATCTGGGGCTACATGAATGCGTCCACACGTACATTCGACCATGGGTGCACCACCGCCACGCAGTACACCAAGGAATTCATTACTTGCTTCTGTTGTTCGTGTTGTATATTTGCTCATAGCCATCTTAGTTTATATTCAATTGCCACTGTTTCATCTTGAAATTCAATCAATGCAAATGGCACGTATTGAAATGTATGGGGATTCATAAACATACGATGTGTAACTCTGGCTTGCGCATCCTTTTCTTTAAGCCACGTGGCCAATTCTGGCTTTAAATAAACGAAGGCAGCTCCAAACTCATCAGCGATCGAAACATGTTCAGATGGGACTTTTAATTTTATAGCCATCTTAATTTGAATTGCAAAGCTGTGTTTTCGTCGTCGAAGTCAACAACCATACCAAGAGTAAAGCCAGTATCATGCATGGTAACATTATATGAAAAAGAATGTACAGTACCTTGACTAATACACCACTCTTCGAGTTCAGATTGTACCCAACATTCATCTACAATATTAACAATATTACTAGTTGGATTAATTTTGGGCCTGCGAATTGTTAACGTGGGTGGAATTAGAAGTCTAATCATAGCCATGTTAACTTAAAATGTAATGCGGCTCGGTCGTCATCAATAACAATGTCAACAATTGTGTGATATGCTCTCTTTTGATAAAAATCTTTACCATCTTTTATTTGATAAATGTAATTGTGCAATGTACACCATTTTGCAATGTTTGGAGCCAATTTAAACTTGTCCGGTGATGGTTTTGATCGATCACCCATCCAAATACGGTTAACATGACTTAACGGCAGTCTAAGAGTTATAGCCATGTCAACTTGAAATGTAAAGCCGTCGTTTCATCTTCTATGAAAACCAGAATATGAGTTCTAGTGACCCAACCTTCGTCAGTACTCATAGCTCTAATGGCATATTTTGTACCTTGTGCTTGTAACCATGATTCGACTTCGGATATCGCCCAATATTCAATTAGTCCTGATGCCTTGGGATCCGGTCGTACATCACAAAGTTCGTTAGGTAACGTGTACATCATAGCCATCTCAATTTGAATTGCAGTGCTTGTATATCATTCGGTATTTTCAAACTGATACGTACTCGATTGAAAAAGCCATCATTAACTGTCTTAATTGCATAGTCATATGTGATATCATTGCTACCCAACCAATCTTCTACATTAGACACAATAAAAACATCGTTCACGGTGCATTGAAATGATTCTTTAATAACGCAGAACTCACGCACCTCGGTTAATTTCGGAGGAAGATCAAAGGTCATAACCAGCTCAACTTGAATTGTAACGCTTGAATATCATTTGGTATTTTCAACATCAGAAACGTTTGACTGAAAAATCCGTCATTAACTGTCTTACGCTCACTGTCATATGTGATATCATTACGTTGCAACCAATCTTCTACATTGGATAAAATGAATAATTCATGCTCTGCATGATGCTGGGCATTATGAATAGCACAAAGTTCACGCACTTCAATTAGTTCCCAAGGAAGATCAAAATTCATAACCAGGTCAGTTTGAATTGAACTGCCACATCGTCATCTTCTATCACAGCTTCCAGATCGATTAGCATATCTGAACCGTTGAAATAGATACGCTCGGCGATGATATATTTTTCATCCAACGACTTGAACCAATCAATTACTTCAATCTTGAAGTCATACCTGGGTATCATTGAAAAGATACCTTGATTTACTGGGTTACGCTTGCATAGAGCCATCGGTATTTTTATGTTCATAGCCAGGTCAGTTTGAACTCCATAGCCAGATTGTCATCAACAAAGGTAATGAATGACTTACGTATAAATCCGCGTTCGTCAGCATACATGCCGGTTTCCACAGACCAGTCTACACCACCAACACCGTGATCATCTAACCAGTTCAACACGTCTTCTTTCAATCGATACACCAGATTGCCTAAAAAGCCAGCATGATCCTTGCCACCATTCGATATATAAATCAATGAATCAGGTATAATAATATGTGCTATATCGGTCATAGGTGTGACAATTTAAATTGTACTGCCATCATGTCGTGTTCAAAGTAAACATACAATTGACTACCAAATATGTTTAGCTTGTAGCTACCATGGCAACATTCTTCCAACCAATCGAACATTTTCTTGGTTGGAATTCGAACATCATAATCGTAATATTTCTGCTGCTGACTCTTTTCCTTAGGAATTTGAAGCTTGACCCAGACACCAAGGTGTTTGTGATATTCGAGCACATCAGGAGGAACTAGAATGGCGGTCGTATTCTTCTTCATAAGTCATAGATCAACTTCATTTGTAGTGCCACATTTTCGTCCTCAATTTCAATACACGGGCCGTACTTAAAATCGAACATGAAAGTGTACTCGCATTGATCCTCAAGCCAAGCTGCCACATCTGGCCTAAGTTTGTATTTTTCTACGTATTGAATCGGTACTGATAGGATTACGCTCATATGCCAAACGTTAATTTAAATTGAACAGCAGTGGCATCGTCCGCCACTCTAACAAAAACAAATCTATGCAAAAATGCCATAGGGTTGTTAAGGATGTTGTCGTAATCGAATATTATGTCAGCATCGTGTTCAGCAACCCAATCCACTATGTCATTGCTTATAATGGGCTCGTACTGAAAAGTAGAAGGTCTACTAAGCGTGATGTATTTTTCTGGGATATTGACAAATATGCTCATGCCGTATGATACACAAGATTGGTTGCCAATTCAAGCGGAAGGGGAGCAATTGCTCCCCTTCGTGTTACATGCTAAATGTTAGCTTAAATTGTAGCGCTAATGCGTCATCCTGTATATGTGCACTGATGGCTTTATTGTCCTGTAGGTGATAAAATATTTTATCGTTTTCATAACCATATTCAGACATCCATCGCAACATCATATGGCCAACTTCAATAATGATACGATTGCAAGCAGATGAACCAGGTGCTGCCTCTTTCCCCGCTATACTGAACACCAATTCATAGCTGAAGTTTATTACGTTCATATACCGTATGTAAGTTTGAATTGCAATGCCAAAGCATCGTTCTCTATTGCAACACTATAGGTCAAACCTTCGCCCATTACGCATTCTATGGTAACCGACATCATCAATTTGTGTTCTATTAACCATTCATCAACGTTAAATCTACCTCTTAGATATTTTGATATAGGTAAATCTACCGCTTCCGAGATTGCATCACCTATTTCAGTAAATTTAGCAACGCTGATATCAATGATATTCATGATTCAAAGGTAAACTTGAAATTTATAGCATGAGCTGCATTATCAAAGTGCATGAACGGTTGGGGCCGGTTATTCCATTTGATGACATCACACGGTAATCCCTGTTCAATTAGCCAGTTCAAAATAGTTGAGTCGATGTGTCGCTGCTCAATAATTAACGGATTTCCTGGTATGTCTGTGGGGAAATACTTAGCGTCATATCCCCACAAACGATTAGGAATAGAGATGATAAACTTTTCTGGTTCAGTTGTCATAAATGCTTTAGTTCAAATTCCAATGCATCGGTGAATGTGTCAAAGCGAATTAAAGCCACTGCTGGTCTACTGTTGTCGTCCCAATGCCTACTCAATACGGTATGACCCATCGAACGGAACTTACAAAATAACTCAAACCAGGTGCGATACACTATAGGTATAGGAAAGACGACCCAATATGAATCGTCATCACCGGAATGTATCATATTCGTTTGCCAATTACATCCGCAAATTTGAGTTTAAACATAACGGCTAGGGTATCATCTTTAATTTTAAAAGTCATGCCTTTTGGATTCCACGACTCAAATTTATCAATATCATGTAACTTTGCGTGCTCTAATAGAAATCCAATCAACACGTTGTTAGCTGATATCCAATCACCATGTAATTCCACTTGAGCACCCATTATTTCAAGGTTATTAAATGGAACAAAAAATTCATGCATGTTTGAAACTACTTACCAATGGCATTAGAAAAGACGTAAGCGTGGACCCGTGCTGCCACGTTATAGCCACGTCTACAAGCTTCCTCAGCAACCTTAGCAGCTACGAGGTTCTGTCCTTCAACCGTAGCTCCTACGGGCATAATCCATACGGGCCAGTCGATTCCAACAGCACGATAAGCAGCCGTAAATTCCTCAACTTCCTGCCATGCACGATCGGTACCATCACAAACATATTTCAATTGACCAACATTGCTCAGCTTTGCATATTCAGCAACGACTGCTGGTTGAAGAGCATCAGTCTTTTGTTCGCCACTCAAGTACAGCTTGGGTGATACTGACCAAAACCACTCAACACCAAGTAATGCTTCATCTTCTGCATCCAAGCCACTGTAGTTTTCAGCACGCAGGTTGCGAAGTTCACGCATGTAGAAGCTTTTGCGCAATGCAGCCAAGTCAAAGTCTAATGCTGAATCGGGTTCACCCGACAGGTATTCGCTGAACTTATCACGCGCTTTCTGTGTACCGTTTGTTTCAACAGTCACGTACTTGGGCATATTACCACGACGAGCAAACTCAAGCATGATATCCACGATTGCGTTTTGATTCATCATTGGCTCACCACCAGTAAAAGCCAAGTGTGTCCATTGACCACTCTTTGGATGCTTAAACTTGCCTTCTGGGTTATGTCCACCCTTCTTCAAGAATTCTTCCAAGTGATCGCAGATTTCAGCAGGTGTACCAGTATGTGCCAAGTGTGCAAACTTCTTAGCCCATGAGTAGCTGGAATCACAACCGCGATTAAAGACTGGCAAGTCTTCCATGCGCTTGATACTTGATACGTCAATCGTTTGGTGATCTAAAATCCATGATGCTGGATTTGTGGGATCTGTTTGTCCAAATCCATCGCAAGTAAAGTTGCATCCCCAAAACCGTACCCATACGGTTGGAATTCCAGTATAGCGACCTTCGCCCTGAAATGTGTCTCCGAAAATTTCGGAATATTTGTATTTTTTATTATTTGTTGTCATTGTTATTCTGGTATTTCCACAAGCTTGTAAATCCGATATGGATTTGTCTTTAATTGTGTAGGTGACAGTGTCGCATTACAGTATGCTTTGAACGTTCTTGCTTGTGCCATAGTTCCAAAGAAATGTTCGGAACCCATAGCATAACAACCCACTGAGTCTTCTGGCTTTTCAGGGTTCCAAGGACGTCCAACTGAATAATTGAATTGTATAGGTGCTGGCTTAGCCATAGTGATATTCCAAAAACAGAATGCCAGTCTAACAAAGACTGGCATTGTTCGCTACATTAACAGATCAATACTCGAATGGAAAGCAAACCCAAACTGGGTTTTCCAATTTGTTGATCTCTTCACCAACATAATCTGGTTCGAATTCATGACCAGCCACATTATGTACCATAACGGCATACTTTACTTGGAACACTGGACCATCTTCTGGATCATCTTTATTTGGATCATTAACGAAAGAATCAAAACCAGAAAACAGTGCATCGTTGATTTGACGAAGGGTTTCACCTTCATCGCAGATCTCATCGACGATCAGAACGCGTTTTCCAGAATTAACCAACTCTTGAATACCTTCCAATGATTCACTACGTGGATGATCACGTAAGCTGACATGCAAAGTGCGAAGTGGAACGTCAAAGTAATGGCTGGCATGCACGGCTGGAACTAGTCCACCACGTGTTATACCAACTACGACTTCAGGCTTAAATTCATCGTTTGCCATTTGACGGAAGATTGTAGGCAGATGTTTGCTCACCATATCTTCATAGGTGATATAATACTTAACGATTGACATTATTTGCCAGTGCCAAGAATTCACTACGCACCAACGCATCAGTACGGAACTTACCACCAAGATGGCTAGTTACGGTCGATGATCCTGTATCTTCAACACCACGGCTCTTTACACAGTAATGTTGGGCATTGATAACAACTGCAACGTCCTTGGTATCAAGAATGAACTGAAGTGCGGCTGCAATTTGGTTCGTGAGACGTTCTTGAATTTGTGGACGCTTGGAGAAGTATTCAACCACACGATTAATCTTGCTCAGACCCAATACTTTCTGGTTTGGCAAGTAAGCAACTGTGGCGAGACCGTCAATGATAACGAAGTGGTGTTCACAGTTACTTTGAACTGAAACGCCCTTTTCAACTACCATTTCATCGTAACCCATCTTGTTTTCAACTGCGGTACACTTTGGGAAGTTCTCTGGATCGAGACCCCAGAAGATTTCGCTGCAATACATCTTTGCAACGCGCAGAGGAGTTTCCATCAAACTGTCGTCTGATAGATCAAGACCAAGAGTTTCCATGATTGTGGTCATGGCCTTTTCAATCTTAGCAACTTTTTGCTTGATTGTAAGAGTGTTGGGGATTGTTGGTGTTTCGAGACCCAGTGAAACCAGATGCTCGTGTACTGCTTGACCTAACTCAGGGTTAGTCTTATTTTTATTGAATGACATATTGTTGCAACCTCATATTGCATTAATTTCTTATACGACCTCGTGTCGTATAGAGTAGAACTTGGCCTTGCACCAAGTTCTACTCTTATTTATATTCTAATGTGGCACGCTTGCCACGTCAAAATTAAAGACCTAAAAGCTTGTTATACATGACATTAGCTTTCGCATATTCATGCAACCGAGTCTTATTGAACTGCTTAATATAACTCTTCAACTGATTATAATGAGTCATCAAGAACCGAATCTTCTTAATCAATTCATGCTTATGCTTCAAATATGAATCAAAGCTATCAGTCCATTCTGATGGATAAAGATTATCATTAAAGCCTTCAAAAATCTCGGTATAGCTCAAACGGTTTGGTACCATCGAGATATTGTTCAGCATTGGAGCTTCCAAGCAGCTAGAAATACCAAATGTTTCCTGCAGGTTGGCGCTAAAGGTCAGCTTACTTTGACACAGCATCTCGTGATACTGTTCCTTGGTAAGGCTTTGCTCCTGGCAAGTAACAAACTCATATTCTGGCATTGAAGCTTTCAAGTCAAGGAAAATGTCATGTTGCTTCTCCGGAGCAATCCGGTGAGGAAACAAAATCATATCCTTTTTATCTTCGGGCTGACAAAACGCTTGTAGTGTTTCAAAGTGCTTCAACAGCTCATCGTGTGGCTGGCCGGAAATCAAGAACTTGCTTTCAATATCTTGGTTCTTCACCCAGCTTACGTCACCCAGAACACCTCGCTCAAACAATTCACGATGGAAATGTGTTGCAAAGATATTCTTATCCAAGGCCCAGAAGATTGCTTCTTCAGTACTACGGGCCCAACGCTTGTCTTCAATCAATCGACCCAGGAAATCCTGAGGATCGTATTGACCGGCATGCCAGATACCATACATTTCAGCCTTAATACCCAACAAATCAAGCATGTACTTGGTCTGCAGAATAACGGGATTCCATGCGTCAGTGAATAGAAACTTATCACCATTCTTGATATCGCCATTAGCGACAAGTTTGGCAATCTGTATCGACTGTTCACTCTTCCACTTGTTAGTACCGGCAAAGTTGATGAACGCACCTGGGGTCGTCAGTTGTTCTTTGTCGTCACCAACAATATTCACAACATTGACTTCTACATTGTGTTGTTCAGCATGAGCTCGCAATGCAGTGGGGATGCCTTCCAACCACTCACAGGTGTATCGATTAGGTAGTGATTCTAGTGAAACGATATAAATGGTTGTCATTGTTTGTTTGCATCTTTATAGTATTCGTCTTTTACTGGATACCAACCGATGGCATTCAACGCAGTGGCAACGGGATCGCTGACAAACCCATATTCGGTGGTATGGTTACAACAATACCAATCAATGTAGTCTTCATTAGCATTATAGTATTCATTTCTGATACCAGCAATTACGGCACCCATTCCACGGAAACTTGCTCCCCATCGGCGGTTTTCATTGTCGTCAATCAATACATCCTTGACTTGATCAGCCGAGGACTGTAATGGATCGAATTTCTTATACCATTCAACATTGGCAAATGCCGTCCATAGCTCAATACAGAAATCGTTATTTTCCATTAACTTGATGAAGTCAGGATATCGTTTGACATCCTGTTCAAAATTTATTGGTTGATCTGACATCAGTCAATCGTAATATCGCCAACACCCGGCCATTGTGGGAACGTTGGCTGTCCGATTGGATAGAATGGGTTTAGTTGCCGACGTGCTTCTTGCTCTTCCAAAAGCTTCTTGATTTGCTCCAACAGACTCGCATTGGATGCCTCATCACGACGCTTATCCAAAATAGCCTGTGCTTGCTTGCGCATTTCGTCAAGTTCGCCCGCATCAATTGCGCCATCGCCATTGGCATCTGGATTATGATGTTCGAACTCAGTACCTGTCAGATTTGATACATTAGTGATCGCTTCGTAGGTACTAACTGCACCATTTTCACCGTCTTCACTAACTTCGATCTGCACCCAGCGATTTGGATACTTTGCATTGATTTCATGGTACAAATCGTCAGCAATCATTTCGCATGATTTGTGATCAAGTTGTAATTCACCATGACCGTACAGACGTTCCATCCAACGCTTAAATTGGATGAATTCGATATCACGATCATCGTGGAATACTTCGATGGCAACCCGGAAGTGGAAAATGTGACGATGATCAGTTCCGAGGAAACTCACATCATCCCAATCGCCAGTTGCCAACTTTGGATCAGTGGCTGCTGCTGGATAACGATGTACACCTTCTTTTCTGAAAGTGACAAAGATAATTTTGTTTGGTTGTGTCATTTTATTGTTTTTATATTTTGGTAAAGCCTGTATGAGTAACTTCAGCCTTGATGATCAATGCGTCTTTACCCGATGTACTATATTCTAACTTGCTGAGCTTGATTGCACTAATCTTTGGATTAACCAATCTCAATCTTCGAATCGGAACAGTAGAATCCTTATGGAAATATGTGATGTCAATCTCAAGTTCACCATGTGGACTATTCTTTAATATCTGTAATCCGTCATATACTTTATCTTCAACATCATCAGCAAATACAAAAGTAACAATGGAAACATCGTTAAGACCAAACGCAGTCAAACTAGAACTATCTTGCAACTCAGATACAGTCAACAAATGATTAGTCAACGCTGTGCTAGTATCGCCCAAAATACCTATAATCGTTTTGAACGTTACTTTGGTATCCGATTTTTGTTTGATCTCTATTTGCTTTGCAGTCTTGCTTACAGTCGTATTAGTTTTATTGGCTGATTGTTTTGCGCCAATCTGTGCAAGTATTGGATTGACAATCGGATTATTACTCATTTGATACTCAATGACTTATAACTAACATTCAATAAGATTTTGCAAGAATTATTTACGGCATAATCATAACCAGAATGCGTCAACTGTTTGAAGCGGGGATTGACTAGCGTGATGGAACCAGTAACGATTTCCTTACCGTTATTGGAACCCAGATTTTCAATCACGATACTGAGGCTATCCTTACCTGCGTATTCGACTCCACGGCTTACCACAGCAATCGCTTCATACACCCGATTTTGCTGATCATCAGTGAAAGTCAATACGGTAGAAGGCGCTAGCGCCTGTTCGTATGCATGTGGCAAGGTACCAACCGACAATAAATTGCTTGTTAGGATGTTACAGTTAGCCGATACGTTGAAGCCTTTTACATCAAACTTCACTCGGAAGCGATGGGTAATTTTGGGTTGCAGTAGAAACATTATTGTTCTGTGGTTAAACAGGTGAAGTCATACGTGCCGCTTTCATCAATTTCAGCCCAGAGACGATCCATTTCTTCTAGTTGCTGTACCGTGGGGATTGAATCTTCCGTGATGCCAAGCTGCATTTCAATGCAGGCTTGCAACCATGCATCGTGTAAATCTTGAGGTGTGTTGGATGTTTCGAAGTGGTTCATGCTGTTTCCTTTGTACTGTATTGAGTCCAAAGCATCAGATCAAAGTCTGCTGCTGACATTTTGCTTTTCTTGGCAAGACCAAGGAACTTGGTCTCAAGTTCCAAATACTTCTTACCACTAGGTGTTTGCTTAGGGGCATCGATGCCCTGCGAACGCAAGTACTTGAGAATATGAACATCAAGCACCGCAATATGCTGATCTGGGCGTGAATGGAGGAGGAAGAATCGTGCAGTCTTATTACCCACCCCCTTTACATCCATTAGCTGTTCCAGGGTGGCATTGCGCAAATCCAATGTCAAACACTGTTCAAAACCGGCAGCTAGTCGATTAAACTGCCCAAGACTACTAGTCTTTAATTCGTCAAGCAGCACTCCACGATCAACCATATCCTTGATGATCTCGAACGGAGTATCACCTTTACCACGGAGAAGAAAAGCATTAAGGAATCGTGCTTGAACTTTGGCTGTCTTACCTGCTACCGTTTGGCAAAACAAAAAGAATAATTGTAGTTCACCATCAGTGCGTTTGAAATTGGTTACGTCAGTGGGATCAATAAGGAAGTTCATGGTTACTCTCGCTAGTTGCCATATTATACATGCGGCTAAACTGGCAACAATATTTTATTTTGTATAGCAAGCATAAACACCACCATGGCGTCACCAAAACAATGATGGTCCCCTTGCGGAGACCATCTTGACTGCGAGTACAGTGATAACAACCAGACGCTTGGTGCGTCTTCTACTACGTTATGGTACCATCAACTTGAGTTGAATCAAACTAAGGTCATCAGATAGTGCATAAAGATAATGCATTTTTGGTATCGCTACTGACATGAAGCTTGCTTGATCAATTCTATAAACAGGCCAAGAGGTTATCGGACCAGTTGCTTGTTCATACAAATTCATATACATGTCGGATGATGCCTCATCAGCAATTAACGCACTGAATTGAGCATCACTAATGATAAAAAAGTGCTTGTACTTTGATACTTGTTCCGCATCAATAGAGGTACAGTACCAACCAGCATCAACTGGTTCACCGTCACCAGCCATAGCTTGGGTAGTGAGATCTAATGCATTCTCTTGACTGATGTCAATCAGTCCATAGTTTTCGGTTTTGAGTTGTATCATATCAGTAGAATAAGCCATATGTGTATGGCTTATTCTATTACAAATCAACGACGACGTGCAGGAAGAATAAAGTCGAAAGTTGCAAATTCGGTATTTACGCGAACAAGCAAAGCACCCTTGCTTGTGATACCGACTGTGTAGTCATGACCATCAGCGCTCTTCAGAATTGACAGGAACTGGCTGATTGGCCACAGCAATTCACCCTTCAATTCGCCCTTGATATCTTCTTCAAATACCAAGCTTGCGCGGTGGGTAGCTGAACCTTCTTCACCAATTGCGAATACCAAATTACCATCCTTGGTCTTCACTGCGAAGTACTGATCGAACTGTGAGTACAGACCGGCCAGGCTTGAGAATTCTTGAATCTTTGCCTTTGATGGCACAAAGGTCACGTCCCATGTAATGTCAGCAACGAGTGGTTGTTCTGGAACCAAGTTTGCGTTCATGAGGCGGAAGTTTGCACCCAGCTTGTTCGCGTCACGGAACTCGAATTCTTCTGGAACTTGCTTACCATTTACATCACGCAGCTTTACGTTGAATGTTGCGTCATCTGTCTTGTAGCTTGCGAAGCTCAGTAGACCACCCAGCAATTGTAGATTGGCAACGCCAAACTCGCCTTGCAGATCAGTCAGTGCTTCTTTTGTCTTTGCCTTGATAATAACAGTCTTGTCATTATCAATTGCTTCAATCTTTGTTTCGTCAGCAGTGCCAGTTACGCGCAGTGTTTCGACGAAGCCCAAACCACCAATCTTCTTAACGATATCGGCGATTACATTTTTAGTATTTGTTGTGCTCATTTGTTGGAGTGTCTCCGTTAGTATTCTTGTATTATACCGCTTGCCAGTATTTGTTCAAAAATGTTTTCTAATTATTTTAAGAGTGGCAAATTAATGCCACTCCATTTACCAATTACCAGCTGAATAGGTCGTTCGACACGTCATCGTTCGCTTGTGATAAGTCCCAATTAAGAACACCTAACAAGTTTTGCAATTTCATGTCAATGATTGTTTCTTCCATCAGAGAATGATCAAACGGCAATTCTTTAAACCATTGAGGAATATTTGGTTCATCTACTGGAATTGCGATTGAAGTCATCCCGAGTGGATTAGGCTTCAATTTACAAACGATAGTTTTAGCACCATCTGTAATCTTCATTGAGAACATATCGTGATGCATCTTACACAACTTGTTCCAATTAAGACCTGCTCGAGCCTGACCTGGCATATTAACTTTGCTCTTAGTGTGTGACTTCATCTTCCTGAAGTCACCGCTTACATCTGCAGCTTGCTCTTCTCGATCGGTATAGTCAGTCAAGCCATTAACACGCTTTGGTGTTCCCTTCTCCCAACCTGGACGGTCACGGAACAGTCGACGGAACTCTCGAATCTTGTCGAAGATTTGTTCCTGTGTTGATCCAGTAAGCAGGCCCAACAACACTTCTTCCAAGAAGTCCTGCATGAACTGTGGCGTATCTGAACGTTTAAGGTCAAGACCCATAACCTTCAACTTGCCAGGCTTACCGTTAATATCATAACGCTCGCCTTCCTTGTCATACATCAGAACCGCATACTTCTTTTTCTTAATAAACAAACCCTTGCTTGCCACCAGTTCTCGACCGGCAGCAATAATTGCTCCACGCTCAAGACCAGTATTAAAGCTACGATTCATAAACTCCGGGAAGCTCTCATTTACTGCATCGCCAATCCCGTCATACAACATAATAATGTTTTCACGCGTGAATTCAAAATCTGCATATGTGGGATCTTTCTGCCATACCGCCTTTGCTGAGAAATATGAAGAGTCAGTATCAGCATAGATAATAGCTTCGCCCTTATAGTCATACGTGCCAGTAATAATCTCATTGATTTTACTATTCATGTGACGTGCAATGCTTCGACCAGTCAAAGTAACTGATTGACCAATACGCTTATCGTAAAACTTCATTGATTCGTTCAACAACGCGCCATACAACGAGTTAAGCAAAATCTTACGTGCTTGTTGTCGTTGATTCCAGAACGAGTTCCAATACTTCGCATCAACTTTATCTACTGCGTATATATTGCCGTCTGCAAGTCTAAAGTTCAATGTGACCATATAGTCAGCAACCAACTCTGCATTCTTAGAATACAGTGCTTTCATGAACTTACCAACATCGGCATCTGTTTTCTTTGCATTTGGCAATGCAAGTTCCAACTCAGCAATAAACGCAGGAGCAGCATCACCCAACACCTTAGTCAGTGTTGCACCAGCATCAAGTGCATGACCATATGTCTTCTCACGGGCTTGCATTTCTTTACGCTGTGAATACCAACGTGCCAACAAGCTAGGAATAACCCCTGGAATGTCAGTGCGGAAGATCGTACCGTTAGCTGTGATGCACAGAGGACGATTTTCATGGAAGATGTAGTCGTTCAATTCATCAGCACGGAACTGGCGTGATGATCCATCTTCAAAGTCAACAATGACTGCGTTCTTGTTGCGTTCGATAATGTCATCAAACTCAAGTGTACAAAATACGCCTTCCCACAATTCAGACTTGGGAACACCATCAGCAATTCGTTGCGCAATCATGGCTTCAGTACGTTCTGGTCTGATGTGACCAATCAACGTCTCTGGACTCATGTTCAAAGCTCGCAAAGCAGATGGATACAGGGAGTTAATGTCGCAACATCCAATCTCGTCTTGAAGACCAGTCTTTGGCTTTGCCACATATGCACCAACTGCCGTGTTCTTTACGTCTTCTTCGTCTTCATCGTCAAGTAAGTCATCGTCATCATCAGATTCAATCACTTCTTCACGTTTGCGATCGGGAATAACCATCCCCAAGTCATGTGCTTCATTGACAATAGCTTGCTCAATCAGTGCTACTGAACCCATGGTTGTTTTCAACAACACTGTATTCGTGTGCGCAATCTGATTTGCCAGTTCGATGAATTTCTTCTTCGCGTCAATCTTTACCAACAACATCGTATCTTGACGATTGTATTCAATGAACTTCTGGAAGTCCTTCTTATACAAGTCATCAAGTGTTCCCTCATATGCAGTTTTGTTCTCACCAACTTCAATCTCACCAACAAAGTCAAGACGGTATGAGTGCAACTGCTGTGGGTTATGTTTCTGATACAGTTCCAGATAGTCCAAATGCACACGACCTACCAGATCGTATGTGGTTGATTCTTTCTTAAACTTGATGTATTTTCGCTTCTTTGGCATCTCGTTCCATAAGCAAAACTTACGGCAAAAGTCTTTACCAAGAATGCGGATAATACGATTAACCAAATATGGAATATCGAAGCCAGTTGAGTTCCAACCTGATAGAACATCTGAGTCTTCAATAACTTCCAAGAACGTCTTCAACAGGTCTGCTTCGTTATCGAACAAGAAAGTATCTTCAAACTTATTCGAAATTACTTCAGCTTGCTCAAGTGTCAAAGACGGCGGACATAACACCAGCGTAATCATTTTATTGATATGGCTGAGGTGGCATGAAATTGCCGTTACTTCATTGAATGGGTCGTCAGTCGGTGCAAAACCACGTTTAGTATCGAACGCGACCTCAATGTCGAAGAAGCACAAGTTCAATGCTGGCGCTTCAACATGGCGATATGTTTCTTCCAAACACCGGAATACTGGGTTAATATCGCTTTCAAACAAACGCTTACTTCTCTGAACAAGCATTTTCTCACGCATGAATGCTTTGTTCGAAGAAGACGAGAATTTCTGGCATACATCACCAAAAATACTCTTATACCTACCCCGTGGATCTGGGTAGTAAAAAATGTAATTCGCTGGATAAGTTTTGTAGATACGTTCGCCGTCAGCGTTACGTTCTACTACATTAATCTCATCGTGATCTTTATTATATCTGGCGTCAACGTATGCCATTAGATTACCTCAGGAAAGCTTCTATTGCAGCAATGACATGGAACTTGTTATCTAAGAGATGGCAAATACCCATAATGTCAATGCTAACAAAGAAGAAGTTGAGTATAACCCAGAAGCCATTATTACGCAAAAAGCTTGCGATAATTAAGCATGAACTACCAATAATATATGTGGTGTACACAAAAAAGAATGGTACGGTAGGAACAGTAAAAGCAATGGTGCCGGCGGCAATCATACCACCCATGATACCAACAAGTTCAAGCCAGAACACTACTGGGTTATCTTTGAAGTCCTTGATCCAATTGTTAATGATACCTTTGAACAAAATGTCTCCAAGAACGAGCCCCGAATTTCGGGGCTCGTATTTATTTTTCTAGTGGTGTGTTGCTTATGCGCGGCCAGCGATACGCAGAACTTCTTCGAGGTTCTCGGTATCTTCTTGTACTTCAGAGAGGTTGCCCTTCTTGGCAACTCGGAGAGCTTGCTTCAGAACCTTTGGTTCACAACCAATGTCTGTTGCTACTTTCTTGATAAGGTCACCCAAACCACCGCGGAGATCAGAAATCTCTTCTTGGATTTGTAGGCCCTTCGTGATAAGGTCACGCACTGCGATTTTGTTGTCTGCTGTCAGGTCCATTTGTAGTCCTTTGTTTTTATTGTTATGGTACGGTGTAGTTTATTGTTGATGGTAAAATGTGTCAAAATTAATTCTTTAATATGCCTGTTTGTATTCCACGAGCAATAAGTTGTGCTGAAGCGAGATTCTTGCGTTTGGCTTCAACCTCGATGTCCATCCAACTTGTATGTGATAAGGCCCAGTCGTTCGCTGCTTGATTCCAGCAGCTATCGCTATGACCACGAATATCTCTCAAAGACATGCCACTACCACGCATGGTGGTGAAGTCTGGCAGTACGTCTTCAGCATGACCTATAAGGATGTTCTCTGAGGTAACAGAGTAGTGCCCAAGAGGCCTGGTGCCTCTCCAGCTATCCTTTACGTATTGAATACGCTTATCGTCAGGTTGAATATACTGACCTGCACTAAAAACCCATTCATGGTGAATATCTAATACCAATGCTATATGTTCTGCAATTGGCTCAACATCCGTTAAACCATAGCAGATTTCATCGTTCTCGATAGTGAGTAAGTTTTGCGCATCGTTACTGAGTGTCTTAAACCCAGATATAAGCCGCTCTACACCACCCGCTTTACTACCAACGTGGATATTAATCGTAGCACCGTGTGGATGCCATCCAGTAGTAAAGCCCATCAAGCGCATCATTTCAACATGATATTCAAGTTCTTCTACCGCTCGCATTTGTGTAATCTCACTAACTGAGTTTAATACACAATACTGTCCTGGATGAAACGACATACGAACGCCGGAGGCTCTGGCAATATTGCCAATCTCTGCGAACTTAGTCTCCATGACTTCGCGGATAATAGGTTCTTGATACGCCCAATGAGCAACTTCGTGAGTATAACCTGGCAATAGCTCAGATCCCAAACGTAGCATTCTTTGATTGAGGGGTAGCTGCGCAACCCAACTTACCAAGTTCTTAGTAACATCTAAATTATGATGTACCAAGTCTAGTAGCTTTGAGATAATTTTCGTGTCGTTTAATCTGGACAAACATGCGATCGTGGTAGATTTGTGGTTCATGAGCAGTTCGGCGTTTTTATCACCGGTGGGGCTCATCCACTTACAGCAAAAGCCAATCTTACCTTCGTTCATATTCCAAATTCCGTTATGTGCTGCCATTCTAGTTTTTAAGAACCGGAATAGCAATAAATCCCCAAGCGCAACTGGGGATTTATCTATTTACAGAGTTTGGAATTAAAAGAGTATATAACGCTTAGTAACGCGACTTTGGAACAAACGTACTGTGTATGTCCAAAATATCTTTGAGACGACGCTCATCGCGTCGGAGATTGTAGAGACGCCTGTAACGCTGTTGCAGTTCAGGGCATTCGATTTCGTTATTATCTTGATCGGTAAAGCTCAAATCGGTTTCGCCATTCCAGTCTTGCAACTTGGCATCAAACGTTTTGTTAAGAGTTTCGATTGAGAGTCGATCCTTTTTCTTAGTCGTTTCGTTATAGCGTTCTTCACCACGGTCGAAGCTATCTTGTGATCGCTTCAAATCTTTTTGGGCGGATTGAATGTAATTTGGTAGCTTTACTGGATCGTACGGTAAAATTTCCGAGATGTATTCGCTAAACGCCAGTTTGAACATCAACGCTTCCGCTTCATTTCCAAAGTGAAATACATGATAGCTCCAGACTAGATTGTATCCACCATCATGCGAATCGGACCAATAGTGATAATAGTCCTTCTTGATGATATCAAGAATTACAATATCAGAAACGGAATCAATTACCCATGTACGAATGCGTTTCTTCAAATCGTAATTTGTCGCATGCGGCTCATCAATGACATCTCTACGAATAGCCAGGGAATAAGGAAAGGCGGAGCAGGGTAGCTTCGGATATTTGTTTTCAAACTCCGAAAAATACCAGCTCCACCCTAGTCCTTGATTCAGCTGGTCAAGAGTAACCAGCTGTCCCATTACAGTTTCTCACCCGGGGCAGTACCACGGAATCCCTTAAAGCGTGGGAAACGCAGCGACCACACATCGTTACTGTTCTGTTCCTTGGTAATCACGTCGGCCCGAACTTCAACAATGTAGCCCAGGTACTTGTCTCGATTATTCCAGATTTCTTCGCGCATGACAGTGTCTTTACCAAAGCCACCACCAACATTCACTTGAATAAATTTACCGTCATCCTCACCTTCACAGATCAAAGCACCCAGGTTACCCTCGTTTGCTTTGCCCTTTTCGCCTTCCTCAAAGCCAACAATAGTCAGCGATACTTCGATGAACGGCTTGATCTTCAACCAGGCAGCAGTACGCTTTGTTTCGTACGGTGCTTCTGGATCCTTGACCATGATGCCTTCGTAACCGGCCTTCACAGTATCAGAGTTGAATTCAGCAAACGCTTTTTGACCTTCTGGCGTATCAAGATCTACGCTCAACTTGGGGATCACGTACACGCTACCGGCTGTATGCTTCTGGAATTCACCCATCAGACCAGACAGTACGATATGTCGATCCTTTTGCGGCATCTTGCACTTACCTGCCTTGAAATCCCCAAGTGGAATAATGTCGAACAACGCCAGCTTAGCCGTAGACGAATCGTTGTCCTTGCTTCGGTTAACCATCGTCATCAGTTCTTGGAATGACTTTGCAACTACTTCACCATCCAGCACCATACTGACTGGTAGTAGGTCAATCAGTGGTTCCAAGGATTTTGTGATATGTGGGAAGTTTGTGTTCAGTTTACCATTGCGGGTGTACTGAATGACGGTCCGCTCATCCTTGTCGATTACGGTAAGCAAACGCACGCCGTCAAGCTTGACGTCGAGCATCTTTTTACCAGAAACCTTCTTAGTATGGGATTCGTTGGCACCGTCTTTTGCTAGCTGGCAGCTGAATACGGGAACGATGTAATCAAGAGCTTCGGGTTCACTCTTGCTGACCTTTTCTAGAATCTTGTTGACGGTCGATTCACTGAACCCACCGCGCATATCCTTAAGCAGAATACAGCGGAAGAATTCATTCCACGTATCGAAGTCACAGTTCAGTGCGGCTTCGTTCATGGCTTCTTTAGCCGCATTTCCAGTAAGCTTACGCTTGTGCAGCTTGTCCGCTAACTGGAGAAAGTCCTGGAATGAAAAAGTACCTGGAACTCCATCGTTATCGCCGAGTTCAGGTACTTTTTTGACACCGAAAGAAATCAGAATGTCATAAGCGAGTTGGCAACCTTTAAAGAAGTCTCGCTCGCCAGTCATCCACGCATTTAGGATGAACTGCTCTTTTTCAGTGCGGGACGTTGTGCTGGCAAGGTTACGCAGCAGAGATACTGTGGAATTTGACATTCGCTCCTCAATTGGCTTAGTTAATAAGCTCATATGATACGCGAATATGGTGCTTAGTCAAGCACCATATGTATCAACGGATACCTCGAAGTAATTGAATAAGACTGCCAAGTTCTTCTTTACGAACAACAGCATAGCCTTGATTGTTGAGGAAGTTTAAGAAGTTTTCAGGATTGTCAGTGTTGACATCTTTATATTGATCAGGTAAGTCAGACCAAGGACGAATCATAGGATGAGTTTTGTTCGCCATACTGATTTTTGGACCATAACGCCATCCCAAATCAGCTTTGTCGCGCATCCACGATTCGTGTTGTCGTTTAGCCAATTCAACGCACAAGCTTAGATATTCTTCACGTGGCATTGTGATATCTTGAACTTTATTTTCAAGTTTATCAGCTTGGTTGGTATTGCATCTAACTGCAAACTTACCTGATGGACAAACTTGCATCCACGCAGTGGAAATTCTCTCCAGCTCATCTGGAAGCAGATCTCGCGTAAGCGGGATGATTAGAGCTTTGCTCTTACCTTCGTCACGACGAACCACACGATAGTCTTCTGGCTTTCCGCCTGATATCATGTTGATGCTACTCAGAACACCTTGCGGTGCCGTTTTCAATACGGTTTGGTACCAAAGACGTGCATCTTCTAGAGAGATATGATCAGGGCTGACCAGCTTTACAAAACGTGGGATTTCAATGTTATTCATTGGTATCATCCGGGTTCACAACATTCACACTCGGACCAGCATCCACTGCTGATCTGGAAGTTGTTTGTTGATTCATGTTATTTGGGCGATTATTGAACTGGTTGTTCGGCATATTTGAATTCATACCATTATTCATACCATTCATATTGCTATTATTGCCATTGCCCATAGGATTCATACCATAATTTGGTTGAATCCCACTAAAGCCATTCATGTTGCCCATACCATTAAATGCTTGATTACCATAACCACCCATCTGGTTATAGTTTCCAGTATTAATAGAATTGTATCCGCCTGGCTGTAAACCAACGCTGGCCCAAGCTACTTTTTCCTGCCCACGAGTAAACGCAGCAACACCAAGGATTGCACCAAAAGCAACGTGAAACATTCCGTTACCCTGCAACGTTAGGGGAACCCATACTCTGGATAGTTTCAAAGTATGTAAAGCTTCTATTTGAGCGGTAGGATTTGTGAATTTCAAAGCAAGATCAACTAAGGATTGATTACTCATACTATAGTTGATCCATTCGTAGATTAATGGCATTACGCCAAAATCCAACAGACAGATTATCAGATACACAGCGGCAGCAGCGGGACGCCATGCTTCTTTCCACCACTGTTCTTTATAGGAATTATGATTATGATGTGACATATACCAGTACGGTTAATTACCTGGTATTTATTTAAACATACTGTTGGCCAAACGTTGTGGTATCAATTAGCCTCCAACCGTATGTTGAATTATAATATACAAGGTCAACTGAAATCCCACTATCAGTCAGCAGTAGTTTTTTTCCGGTTTGACCCATAATTGTTGAGCCATTGGGATCAATTGTAAGATTATTTGTAGAAAAGGAGCTGGTGGCATCAGTTAATGCTATACGATCTCCTAATTGTGGACTAGCGGGGAGCAGAACAGTGTATGCAGCAGAAGCAGTATTGACTAAGTAATTATGATTAGCGACCGTTGTACAAGCTGCCGTAATTTCAGCCCACTGAGGGCCAGGAGTCAATGCTAACCAAGTAGCACCACTATACTGTAAAACTTGGGGTGTCTCGCCAGTTTGAATGAATACATCCCCGACGTTGGGGTTGGTCACTTGACTGGTAGTCGACCCTTGATACAGGGTGGCACCTCGAAGCCCGATCGTAAAACTGACCGCCGTCGTGCCTTTTATTTTGGTTACAGATTGCATGTAGGCTTGCCATCATTAATTGCTTTTATTCTATTTATAGACTATTAAAACTTGTTATTTGGCGCAATAAAAAAGCGTCCTTTTGGACGCTTTTTTATCAATCAATTAACAACTTAGCCTTGAACGTAATCGATCAAAACGCGAGCTGCACCAGCCGACGGTGAACCATTGATTGTAACAATCAATTGAGTTGCTACTGCAAATATCGCTGAACAAACAATTGGATACATACCAGCAGTAGTTTCGTCCAAAGTCGAACCATCAGTAATCAATGTTGGATTACCCACGGTACCAATTTGAATTGTAACCGCACCAGCACCCACGTATGGAGTTTGAATCATAACAGTTACGTTACGAACTTCACCCTTAATAGATGCTGACAAGTTTGCTGATGCTGTGGAAATTGTTGATACTTCATTACGGAAGCTACCAACCAATGCCGAAGTGGCAGCACTTGATGCGGCTGCCACTTGTGCATCAACGTATTCTTTGTTTGCACCATCAGTCGCATTTACTGGATCAGCAACATTATGGATATTAGCGCCAGATACATTAACTGCACCAGTACCCAATGGAGCCAAGTACAAATCTGCGTTCGTTTCGGTAGAACTTGAAACGCTCAGTGTTGTCTTACCAATGCCATTAGCCAGTGAAGCGCTAGTATCTGCAGATGCCGTTTCTACAAACGTCAAAATAGCATTACCGGCACCGTCTTGAACTACCACGTTACCGTCAGCACCACCGTTTGAAGCATGACCAGCCTTCAAAATCAAATTACCAGCATTGCCGTTCAGTGCCGTGTTATCACCACCAGCCAAAGTCAATGACTGACCGTCATCACCTTGCAATTCTGAATCTGCTGAATTATTACCGATATAAACTTTACCATTACCCTGTGGATTAATGTAAACATTTACGTCTGTTGCTGTTGCACTATATGCATCAATATTTACGGCACCACTAACTTCATTGTGGATATTTAAGCTTGAATCGCTGGCCGCACCACCAGTGAAAGTAACAATGCGTGAACCAGTAGTACCATTTGATACATCAACGGTTACTGAGCCAGATACTTCATCAGTAGCAACTTGTGCCTTTGGTGAAGCATTATTGTCGCGAATATGTGCATTGCCATTAGCAATTACCGCATTAATTGCTGCTTGTACCGTAGTTGGACTACTTGGTATTTGCGAAGTGGTATTGTCGAATGCGATTTGTGTTGCGGTCAATGTGTTGATCAAATTTTCAACATATGCCATGCTTGCTGCATGACTAGCTGATATTGGTGTTGCTACTTCAACATTGACTAATGTAGTGTTTGTATGATCACGGAATGCAAACGCGCCGCTATCCTGTGCAATCTGCAAGCCACCCTTACCGAATTGAACTTGAGGGCCTACGCCCGCCAAGTTAAAACTCTTGATATTGGCCATTCTAAGTTTCTCCTAAAACTGCCGAACGGCAGTTATTCATATTTATTGCGGAGGCTGAAATTTTATAACTCAAGTTAAAAGAGCTCCCGGAGGAGCTCTTTCGTTTTCTAGCTAACCGCGTTTAAGAGGGATTAGATCCACTCAATAACAACAGTACCAGCACCAGCTGTTGACGCACCAGCGGAAATGCTTACCACCAAATCAGCTGCCGATACAGGCACAGCCAATTCAACAACGTAGCAAGCTGCGATTGTTGGATCTGTATCTGTTGTAGCAACCAATGTGTTTGCTGTCAAAGTACCACCAACTGATGTACCAACTTGAATACCTGAAGTTGCATCAGTAAATGCTGTCGCAACGTAGACCTTAACACGGTGAACCAAACCAGTAATGGCTGGAGCAACTGTTACGGCTGTAGATGCAAAAGTAAATGCTGCGTATGCGGCTTGACCAGCGTACTGTGTCTTACCAGCAACTTTGCTGTCTGTGTACGCTTCTGCTGATGCCAATGTTGCTGCATCACCAGCTGTCATTGCTGCAACTGTTGCGATTACAGTTTGATCAACACCAAATACACCTGTTGTTGAGTTGTACAGCAAGCCTGTGTGGCCTGTTGTCGTGTCAACTGACAGAGCTGCGCGAGCGCGTGTTGCTGTGAAGTACAAGTTTGTTGTACCTTCAGCAACTGCATCTGTTGTCAGATCAGTAATACGCAAGCCCAATGCTGTTTCAGCTGCTTCAGCGCGTGTTACTTCAGTTGCCAAGTTACCAGCAATAACGCCTTCTGCTGCTGTTGCACGTGAAACTTCTGCTGACAAGTTTGAAGTCAAAGTACCTTCAGCACCTGTAGCGCGTGTGATTTCTGCAGACAAACCATTTGTCAGAACCAATTCAGCTGCTTCAGCGCGTGTAACTTCTGAAGCTGTTGCTGCGGATGCTGCTGACAATGCTGTATCCAAGGCGTTAACTGCTGCCAAGTAAGTTGTCTTACCAGCAACTGCACCACCAGTTTGGAATGCAGCCAATGTACCTGTTGATGTCAAACCAACTGATGCGATGATTGCGTTTTCAATACCTTCAGCGCGTGTTGTTTCTGCTGTAACGGCTGTTGTGTTTGCTGATGTTGCTGCTGCTTCTGCTGCTTCAGCGCGTGCTGTTTCTGCTGCCAACGCTGTATCCAACGCTGTAACTGCTGCGAAGTATGATTCTGAACCAGTTGTAACTGCACCTGTGAACGCAATCAATGTACCATCGCTGTTCAGACCAACTGATGCTTCAATTGCTGTAGCTTGTGATTGAATACCTGCTTCAATACCTTCAGCGCGTGTAACTTCTGCTGAAATCGCTGATGCATTTACGCCTTCAGCTGCTTCTGCACGTGAAATTTCAGCTGCCAAGCCGTTTGTCAGAACCAATTCAGCTGCTTCAGCACGAGTTGTTTCAACGCCAATTGCTGTGTTACGAGCTGTTGCTTCTGCTGAAACTGCTGATGTGATAGCTGTGTTACGGTTTGCAACTTCTGCAGTCAATGCAGTATCCAAGGCGTTAACTGCTGCCAAGTAAGTTGTCTTACCAGCAACTGCGCCACCAGTTTGGAATGCAGCCAATGTACCATCGCTGTTCAAGCCAATTGATGCTTCAATTGTATCAACTTCTGTTTGCAAAGCAGCAATAGCACCTGATGAAACTGCGCTAATAGCTGATGTCAATTGTGTTACGTTTACTGCGTCTGTACCAGCAACACCAGTTGCAACGTTACCAACAACGTTACCACCCATGCTGACAGTTGATGAACCAGCTACTGTAACGTTACCAGTTGCCAATGTGTCAGTTGTCAAACCACCAGTTACGCCAACACCAGCACCAGCTGTTACCAGACCATCCAACAATGATGTGCCTGAAACGTGCAATGATGTCAATGTACCAACGCTTGTCAAACCGGAGTTAACAACGTTTGAACCCAGAGTTGTTGAACTCAGAACTGGAACACCAGCGATCATGAACTGCTTAGCAGAAGCAATGTTCAGGTTTTCTGAACCAGTGAATGCTGAGTTTGCAGAGTCGTACAAGAATGTGTGCAATGATGCACCTTGAACTTCAAAACCACTGCCATTTGCTGCTGAATCTGTACTTGCACCGTTTGACAGAACAAATGTCTTATCGGCGGTTGTGATACTTGTTGAGTTGACGGTTGTTGTTACACCGTTAACTTCCAAGTTACCTGACAATGACAAGTTGCCAGCTGTAATGTTTGCATCGTTAGCATTGCCTGAATCGCGGAATGCAAAAACGCCGCTGTTGTTGATCAAACGAGGACCTGACTTACCAAATTGTACGTCTGAACCTACGCCAACCAAACCAAAATTCTTAATATTTGCCATTTCTAAAACTCCATGAAGTTTAAATCTCTCAGAACCGAAGAGGAGGCATCCTCACCGACTACTGTGATTATTTATGCTATGCTGTACTAAATTAATAAATGTAGATAACTTCCGGAATATTCCGGAAGTTATTTTACAGATACGATACGATGATGGTTGCAGAACCAGTTGTTGAACCCGTGGATGTGAAATAAACATATACATCCAAGTCAGTTCCATCAGTTCCATCATTTATAAAAGAAGAACTACTTTCATAGGTGCCAATAGTAGTTAAATCAACGATATTTGTGTCCATAATCGCGTTGGATGTTGCCAATGTGCCAATAGTCAGCACTGGAGCAGTTCCATTGAATGCAGTAGAAACACTGACCGAAATGTCAACAATTCGAGTACCATCACTGATATTTCCGATTATTTGTGGTGTGGTTGATGCAAAATTGATGTTCATTTGCAATGTTTTAGCATCAGAACTTGCCGAATTAGCATTTGCAATTTTTGTCCAACCAGTTGCTGCTTGTAGATACAATGCCCATTCACCATTCAAGTCACTCTGAACATATACTTGGTCACCAGTACGAAGATTTGTTAGTGCATCACGATCGGCTAATGTGTTAACAACGTAACTACTAGTTGCATTCATAGTCTTATCAACTACCAAAGCTAATGGTAATATTCCATTAGCAGCACTTAATAATCCTGCGTCACTAATTAATGAATTGTTGATATCTGATAAAACAATTTCTCCACCATCCAATCTAGTCAATTTCAAATAATCCGGTGAACCTGCATTTGTCGATGCTATAATCCCCAACATATCGGTAACTGTAGCAGTTAAACCGGATGTTACTGCCGGATTTACATTTATAAATTCAATTGATTCGCCAGAGGCATTAGTGAAGGTTACGTAACCAAGTGCTGTGTCAAATGTTGCATATACACCATGACTATAGGTTTGTTCGTTAACTGCTCTGACTATGTCCCACCATCCAATAGAACCAGTAGTACCAAAATTAATACTAGGTAAACCTATATTAATTGGAATACCGTTCACATCAAATTGCATTGAATTTGTATTGGGTAGCATCGTAGATGGAAATGCAATGGTACTTACGACCGTAGTAGCTAATGCCCCCATGCTTGCAATCACACCATGATTTGGTGTGAACGCATTAATTGTTGTGATTATTTCATTCTGACTTAGTGCATCAACGCCATCACCAGTTAAGGTAATCGAAAGATTATTAATTTCGATTACGGTCCCAGGAGTGGTAGTTGGATTGGGTACACTACCAATTGTGAATGATGGGACTGCACTAGTCATCTGTACATATATTGGTGCAACTGCACTAAATTCCGTATTGGTGGTTAAATCACCAGTATTTGGATCTAAACCAATAATACTACCAGCAATCCCTGGTAAGCCAGGTTCAAGGTTACTGATAATTTTAGTACTCGGTGTAAGATAAAAATAGTTGGGACCAGGTCCTACCGCACAAACAGTACCGACAATATAGATATCGTTGCTATTTGCTTGTTCAAATAAACCAGATGTTGAATTCATTTTTAGAATTTGACCTTCCAAAAATCCATGATTCAATTGAAAGAATGGTACTTCCATAGAAGGATTAAATACTCGAAATCTATCTTCAATGGCGGTAATGACAATTGGGTCAATTCCCTCTGGTAAGGGATTCAACACCGGAAGACCATCATCACCCAATTCAAAAAATACAAGGGTACTTGTTGGTGAGAAGATACCCAACCCTGATCCAGTCACATCAGTAAAGGTATTGTAGCGATCAACATCTTCAACAATACATTGAATACCAAAAACACTCATGCTGATAATAGATTTAATCAGTACTGCTTTAGTATCAGAAGTACCGAAAATCCACATACCAGGGGTAATATCCAATGCGGTATATTCAAATGGTACTCTAGTGAGATGACTACTATGAGTAACTGGCGTTATAGTAGCAGTCAAAACCCACTGATATGGATTTGCACCGGCACCTTGCCACCATGGATCACCCATACCATCGTCATATAGCCAACTAGAAAGAGAGGAAATATTGGTCGAAAAGCCTGGAATAACCTTATTTGGTAAAAATTTCCGAATCGAACTCAACTTTAAATTATTTGTAACTGGCATTAGAAAGTTACCTGAACATAAACCGTACCATTAGCAATTGTACCTAATGAAGTACCAATTGTGAGCTGGAAAGAAGTAGTATTAAGCGCCGTAGTTCCAGTTTGGGGCATTGTTACAGTGCCCCCAGTTGCAGCTTTACCACCAGCAACCATAACATATATTGGATTGGTAGAAGAAGCACCAGTGCCAACCCAGAATATAATATTTGATGGTGGGCGGCCTACCGTATGAGTAATAGTCATAATTGAACTTGGGCAATTAAATGTCCAACCTGATGGGGCACCAACTATCCCAATGGCCGTCGCAGTAGCACCTGGCGTTGGTACACCACTACCATTCAGAGGAACCATGAATGAGAATGAACCAGAAGCAAAACTTGAAGCAGGTGGTTGTGGTATTGCAACCCAAGCTGCATTATCACGAGCATAAACATTGCCGTCACTTGGTGCATCACTAATACCACCACCGCCACCTGATGGAGTTGCCCAACCAACACTAGTACCATTGTATGTCAGCACCTGGCCTGATGTGGTTGGAGCAGTTACAGTAGTCAATGTATTGCTTGCAGCACCAATCACCAACGCATTGGTAGTTGATGTAGTCAAGCCAGTACCACCATGAGTAACACCCAAGGTACCAGTCATGGTACTTACATCCATGTTAGCTGTATTTACATCTACGGTGATAGCACCGCTTGATGTAACTGGACCACCACTTACGGTCACTTTACTTGAACCTGCTGTCAAGTTCACACTTGTTACCGTTCCAGTTCCACCACCAGTAGTCGTCAACACACCAGTACCGTCTATTGCCAAACCAGTACCAACCTTGAAACCACCAAGTGCACTTGCTGAAGCGATAGGCAATGAATAAGCTGCTGGAGTTCCTGACAAGTCAGAATACGCACCACTAGTCGCAACCGCAGCCAATGTTGGCTTACCAGTCAGATCTGAGTAAGCACCTGATGTTGCAACTGTGGCTAACGCTGGTTTACCAGACAAATCCGCATACGCGCCTGAAGTTGCCACTGTAGCCAAACCAGTTACATCAGAAGCAGCCAATGCTACATATTCCAAAGCAGTCGCACCTGCGTTTGTACGCAAGTATTGCTTTGAAGTTCCAAGTGCAGTCAAGCCAGTACCACCATGAGTAGCAGTCAACGTGCCTATCATAGTGCTGATATCCATCTTTGTGGTATCAACATCAAGTGTGATAGTTCCGCTAGTTGTTACTGGAGAACCACTTACGACAACCTTAGTTGATCCTGCGGCAACATTCACATTTGTTACGGTACCAGCATTTGTGTTGGTAGCTGACAACACACCACCAGTAATAGCCAAACCAGAACCAACCATTACACCACCAAGCACACTTGATGATGCAGTTGGTAAGGTATATGCTGCTGGAATAGTTGGGGTACCTGACAAGTCAGAATAAGCACCGCTAGTCGCAACGGCTGCCAATGCTGGTCTACCAGACAAATCAGTATATGAACCGCTAGTCGCAACCGCAGCTAATGTTGGCTTGTTCAGAATTTGTGCCACGCCTGATGAAGCGTTCCAGTCTGAATTAACCTGTGCCGCAGGAATAGTTGGCTTGTTGGACAAATCAGTATAAGACCCTGAAGTTGCCACAGTAGCCAAACCTGATATGTCAGTAGCTACCAAAGCAGCATATTCTAGTGCTGTTCCTGCAAAATTAGTGCGTAAAACTTGCTTTGAAGTACCAATTGTAGTTAATCCAGTACCACCATTAGTAGTCGCAAGAGTACCAGTCATAGTACTGATATTCATATTGGCCGTATTAACATCAACGGTTATTGCACCACTTGACGTAACGGGACCACCACTTACTGTTACCTTATTTGAACCAGCGGTAACATTCACGCTTGTTACGGTACCTACTGCTGGTGAGGTCCACACCAAAGCAGTACCACCAGTATTAACTGTCAGTACTTGTCCTGCTGTTCCCATAGTGGTAATACCAGTACCACCTTGTGTAGTACTCAAAGTACCACCCAATGCAGTCAAGTTGATATTAGCTGGATTTACATCAAGGGTGATTGTACCGTTTGTTGTAATTGGACCACCGCTTACTGACAACTTATTTGAACCAGCAGTTACCGCAATACTTGTTACCGTTCCTGAACCGCTAACAGTTGACCATTCCAATCCAGTACCACCTGGGTTAACAGTCAATACTTGACCTGCTGTTCCAAGTGCGGATAAACCGGTACCACCTTGTGTAGCAGTCAAAGTACCACCCAATGTAGACAAGCTAACATTAGCTGGATTTAGATCAACAGTAATAGTACCGTTTGTTGTGATGGGGCTGCCACTTACCGATACTTGATTAGAACCAGCTGTAACAGCAACACTTGTTACGGTACCAGTTCCTGGTGTTCCTGATCCTTGATCCACCCACACCAACGCTGTTCCAGTGCCATTTGTCGCCAGAACTTGATTAGGAGCACCGTAAGTTGTGATGCCTGTACCACCCTGATTTACCGCTAGAGTACCACCCAATGTAGTCAAGTTGATATTAGCTGGAACAACATCAACAGTAATTGAACCGCTAGTCGTTACTGGTCCACCACTTACGGTTACTTTGCTTGAACCAGCAGTCAAGTTCACACTTGTTACTGAACCTGGTGTTGACCAAATCAATGCACCATTGTTTGCTGTTGGAACTTGTCCATTAGCACCAACGCTAGTTAGGCCAGTACCACCATGAGCAATACTCAGAGTACCAGTTAATGTGCTGATGTCCATATTCGCGGTGTCAACATCAACCGTGGCAACACCACCAGTGGTTGATACCGTTACTTGATTTGAACCAGCAACTACTGACGACAATGGGGTGACCCAAGTCATTGCAGTCGCACCGCCATTTACGGCAAGAACTTGACCTGCTGTTCCAAGGGTAGTCAATCCGGTACCACCATGTGAGGTGCCAACCGTACCGCCCATGTTTCCAACATTCAATCCCGACTCAATTACGTCAACATTGATAGTTCCTGAAACAGTAATTGGTGATCCAGTTACCGCCACACGACCAGTTGTACCAGTCAATGCCACACTGGTTACAGTACCACCAGCAGCCGCGTTTGGATTAACCCATATCGCGCTACTACCATCTGGAGAGACTGCCAGAACGTTACCTGCTGAACCCAATGCGTTCAGCCCAGTACCACCCTTAGTGACCGGAACAATACCACCGATGTTTGCATGGTTTAAGTTTGCTTCAACTACATCAACAGTCAAAGTACCGGTTGTTGTAATTGGACCACCACCAACAGTTACTTTGTTAGAACCAGCAGCAATATCAACAGAGGTAACAGTGCCACTATCAATACCTGATGGCAATGCCCAAGTGTATGCTGAGCCGGTCCAAGTCAATACTTGATTAGCACTTGTTGGCACACTGGTATTAGCTACGCCACTTGTACCGTTACCCAGTAAAACAGAATTAGCTGCAAATGTAGTTTGTCCAGTACCACCCTTAGCTACAGACAATGTATCATTAAAGTTGTTTGAACTTAATTGTGTTGTATCAACACTCAGCCCAATAACACCAGATGTGGTAATTGGGCTGTTGGTAGCAAGCAAGCCAGTACCAGCCGATATACCTACACTTGTTACTGTGCCGGTTGACCCTGATGCCACGGTACTCCAAACATAATTGCTACCATTCCATGATAGGAATGTATTAGCAACCACAGGAGCGGTAACCACAGACAGAGGACTTGTACCACCACCACCAACTAACAGACCATTAGCCGCAACGGATGTCAGTCCTGTACCGCCCTTAGCAACACCCAAAATGCCTTGTAAACTGTTGGCTGATATTTGAGTTGGATCGATACCAAGAGTGAATATTGGCTGGCCGTTTGCATCGACACTATTTGCAACAGTAGCACCGCCTGATCCAAGAACGGTCACATTAGTAACTGCATTTTCAAAAGCGTAACTAGTACCAGTCCATGACAGGAACGAATTGGCCACTGTAGGGGTTGGTGTAGTTGTCATTGGATCTGTACCAGCACCTACTAACAATGAACCAACTGGTGCAGTAGCGATACCAGTACCACCTTGTGGTACTGAAATATTTGCCACATCCAATAAAATACCATTCGTATTTTGTGTGGCAGTCAACGCCGCACCAGTTTGAATAGTACGGAATTTCAATGCTTGACCAGTAACTGAATCGTCATAAACCTTAGCACCGGCTAAAGCATAATTGGAAGCACTAGTAATGGGAGCAGCACCACTTGAAGCTGCGGTAATTCGACCTGTTCTATCAACTGTTACAGTTGCATTGGAATACGTATTTGCAGTGACTCCACTGTTCGCCAGAGCAACAATAACATTGGCACCTGACGCATTTACTGCACCATTAGTCACTGTGATCGTAGAATCAGCCGAAATAGTGAAATTCGACAACGAATTCGTTGGAATTGCACTCCAAACAAAGCCTGTACCACTCCAAGTCAGAGCAGTATTTGATATAGTTGGAACTGCCGTACCTTGAATACCACCAGTACCATTACCCAACAAAACGGAATTAGCAGTAAATGATGTTTGACCAGTACCACCCTTTGTAACACTAGCAGTACCAGAAAGATTATTAATCGAAGTCTGTGTTGAATCGTAACTCAAAGCATAGACTGGTTGACCTTGCGCATCAGAACTTTGCGTTACTGATAGGCCATTTGCACCAGTTACCGTAACCTTCTGTAGTGCAGATGCCCAAGTGTAACCTGTACCATTCCATGTCAGTACTGTGTTTGCAGTACTTGGTGAAGTAGTTGATGTAACAGCACTTGTTCCATTACCAAGAAGTACTCCGTTGGTTGTGAACACTGTGGCACCTGTACCACCCTTGTTTACTGGGACATTGTTAACATCCAACATCACATATCCAGTATTTTCAGTTGCACTCAAAGTAGAACTTGTTTGAATACGACGGAAATTAAATTGGGTTGATGTTGATGTGGTATCGTCAAATACTCGAGCACCACCGCCATTGTTTTCATTGACTGCGGTTATCGTTGCACCACCACCAGCACCACTTGATGCTGAAGTAACGCGCCCATATTGATCCACAGTAATGTTTGCGTTGGTATACGGCCCAGGAGTCACACCACTTGGTTGCGTTACCAAAGTATAGGCAGTAGTTGATGAACTGGTTGAACCACCAGTTACATTTACCACTGTATCACCAGTCAATGTGACTGAAGTCAACAGATTGGTAGGAATAGTCGCTGGAGTTGTCCAAACAAAGGTAGTACCGTTATATGTTAGTACTTGCCCTGAAGTAGATGGGAGTGCAACAGTCTGCAATGCTCCTGTTCCGTTACCATATACCAAACCTTTCGCAGAAAAGTTAGTTGTGCCAGTACCACCCTTGGCAACACTTAGGGTTCCACCAATGGTATTGAGGTTGAAAGCCGATTGATTGACATCAATCGTATATGTTCCGCTTACTGTGATTGGAGTACCAGTAACACTGACTAGACCACTTGGTCCAGCCGCTACTGTCACACTTGTGACAGTACCAGTATTGTTGTTTACTTGTGGTGTATTCCAAACATAAGCTCCACCATTCCAAGTCAACACTTGGTTGGGAGTTGTTGGTAATGCTAAGGATTGAAATGCATTCGAACCGTTACCTGCAAGGATCGCATTTGATGCATAGGTACTAGCGCCAGTACCACCCTTTGCCACCGTCAGTACTCCACCCAAATCATTCAATTGGGAAGAAAGGGTACCCGTGGAAGTCAGAGTCAGTGTATCAGCATCAGACGTAATTGCGATACCAGCACCGGCCACGATAGATCGGAAATCAAACAGCAATGAGCTTGTTCCGGCTACACCAGCAAAGACACCGGTTCCATCCCCAAGGTTTTGACCTCCGATATGTAACAGATTGGCTACTGCGGTACTAATAGCAGATGAAGAGCCGGCTGCAATATTTAAGGTCTCATCAGAATTTGGATAAGTGACGGTCCCCGTGCCTGGGGTAATGCTGCCACTACTTGTTTTTGGCATTGTGAATCTCCGGAATATGTTCTAGCATCAGTTATTTAGTAGGATGTGATCTACGTAACCAAGAGCGTAAAGGGTTTGTTGATCTGTTGGCTCTGGGCTGTCGAAGTATGATCTATCTACTCTGGCTCGTAGCCATGTATAATTACCAATGATATTCAATCCCATAGTTCCTGAGTCTCCAGATCCACGCTCACCGGTTGGGTTCAATGGATCTTTTGGAAACTGCATGTAATCTTTATGGTCGAATTGAATTGGGAACCAATCATCATCTGTTGGTTGATCAGCTAAACTCGCTTCGATTATCAAACGACCAGTAAAATTCACGATATAGATTGCTACTGTGTGCAGACCGTCAGTAAAGCCATACCAGCCATCAGCTCGTAGTGCATCACCAACAAAATTATATTGACCGCTCGTATTTGGCAGCATTTGAATGCTTGTCTTGCTCATATGTACCCCTGAATGCTTTTGGATATTTATATCCACGGACGTTGACGCTAGCCATAAGAGTAGTTAAACTGGCAATCACAGGATAACTATGACAACAAAAATAATATCAATCCCAGCTACTCCTAATGCCACTCTGGCAGTCATTCAAAAATTAGACAAATTCATTAGATGGTATTCACCCACCGCAAAGTTTTTCCTAGCCGGGGGGGCAATTCGAAGAGCATACCGAGGCGAGACCCTCGGGTCATCTGATATCGATTTGTTCTTCCCTAGTCATAATGATTTGGTGAAAGTCGGTAACATTTTGGATAGAGTGCATCAGGGATCAATGCATCCAAATTGCAAGCAGTATCACTTCGATTACAAAGACGAGTCGCCGTTTACCGCGAAAGAAATTGAGGGCGCCTCGCCTACTAATGGCTGTGGAGAACGGCTAATTACTATTCCCATCCAATTAATTCATTCTTCTTATTTTGATACAAAGGAAGAATTATTTGACAACTTTGATTTCACAATTTGTCAGATGGCCTATCAAAAGGGAAATTACTTTTTTTCTGAGAAGGCTTTCGACGATGAGTCTAATGGCATTTTGGATTTTGCCAGTACTGAATATGATCAGAACCGTTTCAAACACAACCGTTTATTAAAATATTGCAAATATGGTTACACTCCAACAATTGAAGTCTTTGGAACGGTCTTCCTCGGACCCGAAGCCCTGTATATTGGTGACTTCGCAGTCAATGACTCAAACGCCGAATATGAAATCTGATACCGTAATTTATGATGTACAGAATTTGATGCTTATGACTAAGCTGTCGGAAGGGGTAGATGTGTATTACAACGGAAGGGTTGATACCGACTGCTACATCGTGGTGAATGGCGCACCTTTTGATTATCGTCAATTTGTGATCATAATCACTGCTATGGTGCGTGGATCAGCGATGAGTTCGTATGATACTGCACTCTGGGAGCAGATATACGACGTTTGGCAAGCTTTTGGCTACAAGTATGAGGTCTACACTCAGAATCATCATACGACGTTTGTACGCAAGCTTATTACGAATGTAGCGAAACGATATGATCGGATGCAAGAGGTTGGGCCCTTCGGAG